ATAAATTACTTCAGGGAATCGTTGCTAAGTATAATAACGATAACCTCCTTGCTTGGACCCAGAATAGCACAGTCATTGATAACGCAGAAACAATTCATATCTACGACGAAACCGATGTACTTGAGGGAACGCCTGGCTATAACAATTGGGAACATGTACATTTGACCAACGTAGCGAAGTTAAATTCTATTTACATTATTACACAGAATGGACTTCTTGCTACTAAGCTTGATTATGTAGCTCCTGCTGATTTCGATAAGTATGGTCCTTCTGTTAAAGTCTATACATACACACAGAAGTCTGAAGGCGAATGGCTTATTCAGTTGAAACCAAACATCGCAAGACTCACAGAATATAAGATTAAGATTAACTATAACGAAGGCATTAAGTTTGACCTTGACGATGACTTGTTCATTCCAGACAACTACGTCGAGTTGCTTATCGTTGCTGTTGCTCATAAGCTTGCATTGCAGTATCCGCGTCTAGATGATGCCCAAATGCAGCGACTCGAAACCGAAGTAAGAGTACTTGTGGATAACGTAAGAACGCCTAAAGCAGTTGACCGAATCATTGAACGTGAAGAATACTTTGAAGGCAATACACAAATGACACAGGCGGAGTTACTTGGCGGCGCTGGTATATTCTAATAGGAGTCATCATGGCATCACAAGTTAAACTTATACAGAACATTGCAGGTTCTATCACCAAGTCTAATGTCGCAAAGATCGGACTTGGTGAGTCATTGAATATGTTTCTTGAACGACAGAACATTCAAGAACATTCATGTGAACTTGCTATGAGAACAGTTCAAGGCGAAGTAAAGGCTGCAGACATTCCTGGCATCTGTCGCGGTATGTATCGCGTATCTAGAGGATATGATAACCGTCCTGTTCTTTACGCTGTCTATGACCATTCTTTGTATCTTATCAACGAAGACAATTCGTTCAATGAAATTGCTCACATCAACAGCTCGGGATCTGAATGCCACATGTGTGAAACAGGTGGCTACGGTTCTGCTCATCCGCACTTGATTATCGTTGATGGCGTTAATGTATATGCAGTTAATACCGGCCTTTCTATTGGTGACCAACAGATGGACTTCCGTTCTATCAAGTTGCCATGCCGCGTTAATTCTGATTTGTCTATCAACCCTACACACGTTGCATACCTTTATGGTTATCTCATCGTAAACGACGCTGGTACCGACGCATTCTACTGTTCATATCAGTATCCGTTTGAAATTGAAGATTCACAGGACGAGGCATTCTACGTAAAGCGTTCAGAATTCGTTCTCTGGTGGACTACATTGAGCACAGACCAACAGCTTGCCTATAAGAATGGTCAAGTTCAAGATAGTTACTATACTCTCTATAAAGAATTCATTGATGGTACTGCAGATGATACTCCTGAGAAATATGATATCTTCAGAGTAGATACTGTTGAGTACGCCAAGTATGGATTCATAACATATTCTGAATGGTGTCCAGATAATACCATTGCTCTTTGCTCTAACGGTTCTAAGCTTTATACATTCGGTGAACGTTCTTGGCAGGTATTCTCATATAACGACGATAAGAATAATCCGTTCAGTTCTCCGGATAACGCAGCTGGTAACATTGGTATCAAGGCACCTAACTCACTTGCTATGCTTGGTAATACTGTGCTTTGGTTAGGTTCTTCTGATATTGGTGATAATGGTATCTTCATGATATCTGATACTGAAATCAAGCGTATTTCTACTCAAGACATTGAACGTGAGATTACTCAAATCGTCAACCCAGATAATGCTTACAGTTCAATCTGGCAAGAACACCAGCACGTCTTCTATTCTATTACCTTTGAAGACAGCAAGAAGACCTTTGTCTATGACATCACAGAGAACGCTTGGCATTACCGTGCTTCATACGATGACAAGAACCATTTGACATTCTGGAGATATAACCACGTTACATTTGCATACGGCAAACAGTATGTAGGTACTAAGAATGCTCTTTGCTATATGGACGAGAATAAGTATACAGAACATGATGGAAGAGTAATGCTTAAGATGAGACGTGGTGGCGTTCTTACTTCTACTGATTGTCCATTCTTCATTGACAGTGCTGAACTCATAGTCAATAACGGTCAGCATTCCTTCAATGACCAGTATGATAATCTTGAGCTTAATCCTAGAGTTTCTATTCGTTATTCTTGGGATGGTTCAACCTTCTCTGACTATGAAGACTATTATCTCGGTAAGATCGGTCGCTATGACTATTCTACAACAGCATGGCACCTTGGCTGTGGTAAGTACTTCACATTGGAAATCTCGACAACAGAACCTATTCCGTTCGCTATCGAGAATTTGAAGATTGCATGGTGTCCTGGCAGCAATTTCATCTAAGGAGGTCACATGGCTAAAGTCGATGTAAAGATTATCCGCTACGATGAAGCAAACCAGAACATTGAAGGCATTAAAGGATCTTATGGACAACTTGGTGAGAAACAGGCTGCCTTCACTGTTATCAAGAACTTGCTGTTCGTTAACCTTCATAAAGGCGCCAAGTATACAGACGCTAAGTTGCCTTCTGTCTATGACGGATTTATTCAGCTTAGCAATGGACAAAGAATTATCGTAACAGATTCAACTCTGAACTGCAACCTTCCATCAAACGTGACTGGGTTCGGAGTATTGGTCTTAAGTAAATGGAACTAGGTGTTAACTAATTATTTCGTAAAGGAGATTAAACATGGCTATACCTTTAATTGCAGCTGGTATCATGGCTGGTGCCTCTCTTGCGGGTACAGCATATAGTGCATATAAGCAGGGCGAAGCAGCTGAAGCAGAGCTTGAAGCTCGTAAAGAAGCTGCTCAGCAACTTAAGCAGCAAGGCGCTCTAACAGATAATGAATATAATGCTGTCATTAATCAGATAAATCAGTACTATGCTAACCGCGGATCCCTTGGAACACAAAGCGATGTAAATGCTTATAAGCAGGCTATTGCGAATTATAACCCAGAAGATTACGCTGCTAACGTTGGAACATTTAAATATGACAAGACTAAAGAAGATTTCGTTAATCCTTATTACGGCCGTATTATTGGCGATACTGCAGCCCAGATTCAACATTCTGCTGCAGGCGCTGGACTTGGACGCGGAACGGGAGCTGCTTTAAACATTGCTAAGGGTGTCTCTGAGAAATCAGATGAACTCTACAAGACTGCAATGCAAGAATATAATCAGGATAGAGGATTTGCCTATCAGCAATTCCAAGACGCTATCACTAATAATCAGAACCGTCTTAACGCTCTTAACCAAGCAAATCAGTATAAGATCGGTCTTCAGGGCAACCTTGCTCAAGATTACTATAATACACAGGATAGCAGAATGTCCGATATACTTCAGGCTCAGCAAGATAGATTGAACGCACAGACTGCTTATGGTACTGCAATGGCAGGTCTTTACTAAGGAGAGACTATGGGAATTTATTCAAGAGATAACATAAATTACCAGGGAATGCTTCAGAACATGCTTGCTGCTAAAGAACGCGGCGCAGCAATTCGTGCTAACGCAATGAGAAACCAAGGACAGATGTGGGGAGATACCATTTCTGGAATTGGCAATACATTCGGCAATGCTCTGATTCAGTATGGTCAACAGTCCGACGCTGCTGATAAGTATGCAGATGAACAGTCTTGGAAAGCAAAGCAGTTTGACTTCCAGAATAGACAGCTTGAACAACAGAAGTTGCTTCAGAAAGCCCAGATGAACCTTTCTCGAGAACTTCAAGGTGCTCAGGCTCGTAAAGAAGCAGAATATCAGAAAGACGAATACATGAAGAATTGGAACTTGGCGAACGAGGAACTAAAGGCTGCAGATTCTGCTTTGAGATTAGATCCTAATAACGCCGATCTTATTGCCCGTCGTAATAAGGCTGCATTTACTGCAGATTACTGGGGAAAGAAAGCTGGCGTTCAGATGCCTGAAGCAACAGTTGAAGTACCTGCTGCTCCTCCTACAGTTCCTACTGCTGAAGGCGTTCCTGTAACACAGCAAGACCAAGAAGAAATCTTCAGAGCATCACTTGCTGGTGAATGGACAAACGCTAAGAAAGAACAAGCTATTGCTGAAGCAAATAAACTCATTGATGAAGGTAAGAAAGCTGCTGCTATTGCAGAAATTACCAAGATGGGAATGACAAAGGAAGAGAAGATTCAGGCTGGCAAAGATGCTAAGATGAAGATTCAGCAAACTATTGACAGCTGGCAACCTGGTTCTCCGGTTCCTCAAGGCTTTGAAGTTTACTTCGCTGGTGGCAAGCAACACATTAGACAGAAAGGTAAGAAATAATGTCAGATGAACAAGCAACAAAGTTTCTTCAGGAGCTATATGCTAGTGACTCAGCATTAGCGAATGAATTTGCTAACTCTGAGAATAAGACTCAGTGGTAAAAGA